TGCGCGGCATAGCTCGAGGTGGACCAGTGCATGAAGTGCGCGGCGACGGCGGTGCAGAGCATGTGGCCTGCGAACTCGCCCATCGCGGCGTGGTACTCGGTGCCCTCGCTCATATCCTGGCGCTCCTGCTGCGCGTTTCGTGCGCGGCCCACATGTCGTTCAGCGTGGCTGCGTTTGCGGCGCCGACGAGCAGCGGGCGGTCGGCCCGAGGCGGCTCGACGGGCGCCTCTTCGCGCCACGCGACGGCCAGCATACGGAAAGCGTCAGCCGGATGCGAGGTCCAATCGTGCCTAGGCGTCGCCCTGAAGGCGCGCTTGTCCTCGTCGTACTCGCGCTGGTACTGGCGCAGGGCCTCGATACCCTCGCGGCAGAGGTCGGCGTCGAACCAGCAGCGGGGCATGACGAGGCGCGCGGCTTGGATGCCGTCCTGCACGCCGAGGTCCGCGACGATCGTGAACTTGCCGATGCCGCCCAGCAACGCCGCGAGCTGCTCGACCACGCTGCGGCCTCCGCTCGCCAACGTCTTGGCGCGCGCGTCGTGCGGGAGGTGATGGCGGGCGTAGCGGTAGGGCTTGCTTGCGACGACCTCCGCGAGGTCCGCGACGGTCGAGCCGCTGCTGGCGTGGTAGTCCAGCACATGGATCTCGCCGCCAGCGACCTGATAGAACCAGATGGCGGTGTCGTCGCGGTAGCCGATGTCCCACGCCGTGAACACCGGGCGATCGGGATCGTGCGGGACGCGCCCGATGCGCCCGGAGTCGCTGGCCTCGCGCATTTCGACGCCAAAGAACGCGCCGAGGATCGCGGCCTCGAAGCTGCACTCGTATTCCTGGTCGTACTGGTCCTGCGTCAGCTGCGCGCGGAGGGCGTGAAGCTCGGTCGGCGGCAGGATTCCCGAGGCGCTGGCCGGCAGGCGCAGGCAGAACCAGTCTGGGCTGCGCTGCGCGGCGTCGAAGGCCTCGTAGAATTGGTTCCTGCCCTTGGGCGTCCCGCCGATCACCGCCCAGCCAGCTCTGTCCGAGAGCGTCGGGCGGATGACGTTGCCCCAGACACTCGGGCGAAAGTCGCCGTACTCGTCCAAGTAGACGCCGTCGAACCCGAGGCCGCGCATGGCGTCGGCGTTGTCCGCGCCGAACAGCTGGATCTTCGCGCCCGTCTGCGTCGTGAGCAGCAGCTCGGCCTCGTTGACGCCGGCGGTCGCGGGCGCGGCGAACCTCTTGAGATAGTCCCAGGCGACGGACTTGGCCTGCGAGCGATACGGCGCGACGTAGGCATAGTGAGCGTGGGGCCGCTGCGCGGTGATGGCGGCGCGGATCAAATCGTTGACCGCCGCGACCGTTTTCCCTGCGCGGCGATGCGCGACGAGGCAGGCCCAGCGTTGCGTGCGGCGATGGAACGGCAGGAACGCTCGCCGAGGCGCGTAGGGCAGCCGCACGGTCTGAACGCGCGGCGCATTCATTCCGGCTCGCTCCACTCGTAGCGGATGACCTGGGGGCCGCCGTCAGGACCAGAATTCTCGTGGCGCTGCGTCTCGGCCCAGCGCATCTGCGCTTTGGTCCACCAGATCATCGCCGTGGTATCGCCCTGCACGACCGCCTTGTTGAACAGCGTCTTGGCGACTTGCGCCGAGGCCTTCGCCTTCCCGACCGCTAGCTCGGTCTTGTAGTATTTGCGGAGCGTCTCGTCGCTGATGCCGATCAGCGCCGCTATCTGGTCGTGCGGGAGGCCAAGGCCTGAGGCCTGCTCGACCTGGCGGCGGCGTTCTTCGGTCGGCTTGTGCGCTGGCATGACCATGCGCGCAACCTAAGCCGACCGGATGCCGTTGAAAAGACGGCGCAGCGCATAGGATCGGACCAGCGAAACGGCCGTGAACAACGCACCGATGGCAAAACTGTCGAACGCGCTTGGATGCAAGCCGAAAAGCGGCAGGATGACCACGTTCGCGGCCACCGCCACGAGATAGCCGATCGCCACGTTGGCGCCAGCCTCGACGGCGCTCATGCGGCGGCTTTGCATCGCTCGGTCGCTACATCGGTGAAGCTGCGTCCATCGCCTTCAAGCGTGGCGGCCTGCCCGGTGAACTCCTGCCAGCGTTTGATCGCGACATCGACATAGGCCGCATTCAGCTCGATGGCGTGGCAAGCGCGGCCAGTCATTTCGGCGGCGATGATCGTTGTGCCGGAGCCGGAGAACGGCTCGTAGACGGCTTGCCCAGGAGACGAGTTGTTCTCGATCGGTCGGCGCATGCACTCGACCGGCTTTTGGGTGCCGTGGCCGGTCTCGGACTTCCGGGGCTTGTCAATTTGCCAAAGCGTTGACTGCTTCCTGTCGCCGGCCCAATGCGCGGTGGCTGATTTCCGCACCGCATACCAGCATGTCTCGTGCTGAGGGTGGTAGTGGCCTCGGCTGATCACAAGGCTTGATTTTGCCCAAACGATCAGATTGCGCGGCTCGAAGCCACAGTTTCGCAAGTGCGCGACCAGTTCCGGGCCTTGTCGTTCACCGTGCCAAATGTAGACAACGTCTCCGGGGAAGAGCGCCCAAGTTTCTGTCCAGTCTGACCTATCATCGTTGAGCACGCGCCCGACCGCCGCTGTCCGTGACTTCATTGCGGACCCAGACTTGAGGTTCAGCTTTTCGGGCTCATTGCGCCAATTCGGGTCGTAGTTCACCCCATACGGCGGGTCCGTCACCATCAGGTGCGGCTTCACGCCGCCGAGCGCCTTCTCGACGACGAGAGCGTCGGTGCAATCACCGCAGGCCAGCCGGTGCCGACCTAGCAGCCAGACATCGCCCGGCACCGAGACAGGATGCTCTGGCGCTTCTGGCACCGCGTCAGGATCGGTTAGGCCCTCGGTTCCCGGCGGCGCCATAAGCGCGTCTAGCTCTTCGGTGCTGAAGCCGGTCAGCGCCACGTCGAAGTTGAGATCTTGCAGATCCTTCAACTCCAGGCGCAGCAGCTCTTCGTCCCAGCCCGCGTTGAGCGCCAGCTTGTTGTCGGCGATCACATATGCCCGCTTCTGCGCCTCGGTCAGGTGCGCCAGCCGAATTGCCGGAACGTCCTGCATCCCGAGCTTGCGCGCGGCCAGCACGCGGCCGTGGCCGGCGATGATGCCGTTCGCCTCGTCCAGCAACACGGGATTCGTGAAGCCGAACTCGCGGATGCTAGCGGCGATCTGCGCCACCTGAGCGTCCGAGTGGGTTCGGGAGTTCCGCACATAGGGGATCAGCGTTGCGATGGAGACGCGCTCGATCTGGATCACAGGCCGCCTTTTGTTGAGCCAAGGTTCAGAAGATTGCCCCGCCCCGAGCCATGCGTCAACCGCATACCGCCCTGCGTTCTTTGCAATGGTGCGGCGAAACCGGCGGTGTATGTATGCCTCATCGCAACCCCACCAACGGAGACGAACGATGATCATCCACCGAAACATGGACCTCGGGCAACTGCAGCAGCTGATGGGCGATGTCGCCACGCGCGACGAAGCCGCTGCGCTGCGTGACATCTTGGTCGATACCGGCATCGCCAACACCGACAACATCGTCGAGGCCGATTGGCTGGAACTGCTAGAGCTGGCCGCGTGGCATGCAATCGATAACGGCATCGACGCCGAAGCCGACCGGAGCCGCGCCTGATGCGCATCTCCCCCGACATGGACCTCGCCCAGCTTCGCGACCTCATGGGCGAGGCCTCCCTCCTCGACGCCGCCGCGCTGCGCGACGTCCTGATCCGCCGCCGGGTCCGCGACACGAACCGGCTGGCCGCGCCCGAATGGCATCAGGCCCTGGACGAGGCCTACCGCCGCCTGCCGGCGCACCTTCGTCCCGAAACCGCCTAGAACCGCCCTAGGAGCGCCGAAACCCGGTCGCAAGCTACCCTGCCTAGGGTCAGCGGGCTTCCGGCGTTCCTGCGCCATCCTCGGCGCTTCTGGAGGCATCCGAGGCAAACCTCGACCTGAACTTCGCCATCGCGGCGTCGAATTCCGCCCTCTGGGCGTCGGTCATGGCCGAGTACCGCCCCACCGGCCTGTCGCCCTCGACCGGCGCCGCGATCGCCCGCCGCAGGAGGTGCCGCTGGCGGTGCGCGGCCGCAACCTCGGCGTCGAGGAGCTGGCAGACCTCGGCGTAACTCGGGAACCACTTGCAGGATCGCGCCGCCGCGTCGAGGCTCGACCGGGTGTAGGCCTGCCTCGGGTAGTTCAGCATCGCCGCGTAAGCCGCAATCCGCGTCCTGGCGTCCTCGGCGCTGAGCTGGCCGGCCACCAGCGTCCCAAGCGCGCCGAGCCACCGCTCGACCGTCGCCTGCGGCGCGGGCTGCAGCGCGTCCTCGACGGCCTGCAGGGCGCGTTCAGCCTCGGCCCGGACGCTCGGGGGGATCGAAAGCGTCGAGCCCGGCGTCTCGGTCTCGGCCCTCTGCAGCCAGCTCCCGAGCGACTGCGAGAAAGCCGTTGCCCGTGCGAGATCCTGTGCCATTCGTCGTCCTCCGTTCGCTGCTGCGGCGCACCCAGTTCCTCCAGGTCGCGCTCCAGTTGACCTTCCGCCCGTCCGCGCCGGGCTTGCTGTGCCAGTAGTCGCGGAACGACGCCGCCTCGCGCTCGACCGCGACGCCGAGGCTGCCGGCGAAGGCCCGGTCATCCTCCGAAGGCGACCAATCGGCGGGGAGGCGCGTGCCTCGGTCGGCGCGCTCTGCGCGCTTCCCCCCTGCACCCCCCAGAACAGACTTATCCGGTTCTGTTCTTTCATGGGTATTGGGTAATGGGTCATGGGTAATGGGTGGTTGAACGTCCGTTGAACGGGCGTTGAACCGCCGTTGCGCGGACATCTTCCCTGCCCTAGAGGCTTGTTCCTGCTTGCTTTTGCAGCGCACAATTTCTTCGTCAGCCCGCCGATTGACCCATCCCGAGCCCTCGACCAGCTCGAAAAACTCGCCCAGAACCGTCGCCACCTCGGCTTCGTGTTCGCGCATGTTGATGGCCCGTGCAACGTCCGCTGAACGGGCGTTCAACGGGCGTTCGTTCATGTAGTAGAGGTCGAGCAGCCGCCGATAGGCGAGATCTTCCATCAGCGTCAGGTGACGCGTATGGCTGGCGTAATCGCCAATGTGGAAGGAGTAGAAGCGCATCACGCTTCATCCCGTGCCTGCTTCAGCAGCTCGCGGATCTTCAACTTGCTGCGGTCGTTGTACCGCTTCACGCAAGCGGTACAAGACGCGCTGGTCGTGTAGCGCTGCGTGTTTCCGCAAATCTGGCAGGGCTTGCCAAAGTACTTGCCATCGCCGCGCTTCGCTGCGTCAATCCTGGCCGTGTCCATGATCCAAATCCTTTGGTTAGGGTTTGGCTAGACTAAGCAAACCAAAATCACGCGTCAAGTTTGGCGGAGCGGCGGGTGCGGACCATCGCAGAAACGCACGGCCGGGGCTGCGTTGACGGGCGAACCCGCTGGTCAGCTTGCGGAGCTCCGCCGCCCGCCGGCGACGGCAAGGGAGGGCCCGGCCGCGGTCACTATAGGCCCAAGTCGAGCTGGACGCCCAGCCGGTCGGCGTAGAGCGTCACCGCCTGCAGCCGCTCCTGCTCCCGCGCTCGCTTGCT